GGTCTGCAGACTATCAGCAGTACAGGCAAGGGCCTGCTCTCTTTTGTGGAATCATACCGGAAATTCACCCGTATAACCCACCCCAAGACATAGGGTTGTAAAAGGTCACCTACTTTCAGCCATATTTAGGGAAAGGAGTAAAGGGAAAAAGGAAAAACTAATAAAAGGAAGTTTAAATCACAATCCGCCGCAAAGTATAGATGTAGTATTCACTACTAAAGGAAGTATAATGCGGATCTTTATCCGAAGAATAAGACTTCCTTCGGTCTAATACCAACAAATTCTCTCTTACCAGGCACCACTTACGCATGGTGTCTTTGAAAAGGTCAGAATCTTCAAGAATTCTGCGCAGACGGAGGTTATTAGAAGAGTATGTTTCAGAAACAGGTTTAAAACCCAATTCAACATCAGAGACAGATAGAGTTTGTGATTTATCAAAACCGGTGATATCACTGCCATAGCGATAAGAATAGTTAGCATCCAAAGAAGATGCGGAAACCTGGCAGGAATTAACCGATTTATGAGAGCATTCCGTAATATTCAATGCATTTCCACTTATGCTAAAGGATAGCATCAGCAGAACAAACATTAATATGAATTTTACAGAAGTTCTCATCGTCCTATTTTTATTGATAAACTCTCTTTTCGATTTTCGGGACAAAAATAGTAACTAATTGCATAGAGTCACCACAATTTACATCTTTTAATTATCAAAAATTGAACTCTATCATTAAAACACTCTCAATCGGTTTTTGTTTTAACTAAAAGATTCTTTCTTTTATATAAAAGATTAATCAAGTTAAAAAAAATAGGACTGACCCCCGATTCCGGCTCTGCTCCTTATCTCGATATAAAATAAGAAAGGCTGATAATCGATTAATTATCAGCCTTTCTTCTTCTATTTAGTTGCGGAGGCCTGACTTTCCTGTTTTAAAAAATAGATGGACTGCACTTTGAGAATCAGTTACTTACTCCTTCATAACTATGTTAGTAATCTTATTATTTGTCCGAGATTTGTCCTCAGAAAACATTTTAGAACTTCAATTTTTCTTTTATTATTGTTTTAAAAGAATTTGAATAGTTCTTTCTTTCTCTTCAAGCAGTTGTTTTAAGTGAGATAGTTCTTTCTGACATTCACTCAAGGCAATATCTCCAGATACATTATTTCCATTACCTTTAACATGATGTCCAATATTGATAGATGTATTATCTACCTCTCTATCAAAGAAGTAATCCATTGATACCTTAAAAAAATCAGCAATTTTCTCAAGGCTACCTACTCTTACATTGGCTCCTGCAATCATTTTATCTAATCCTGGAGCACTAATACCTAAAGTAGTGTATAATTTTACCTTAGTAATTCCTCTCTCTTCCAAAAGATTATTTATTCTCTCTCCTACAAACATAACTTCAGTTTATAATTAGTCTAAATAATGCAAACGATAGGTAGTTTTATATATTATAGTTTGTATTATATAAAACTATTGTTTATGTTTGCAGTATAAATATAGAACTAAAAATTGTATTGGCATGAAGAAAACTGAGGAATCTCAAAAAATGGTACTTAAAGACCATTATGATGCTTTATCTGAAGAAGACAAAATTGCATTGCGGAAAGAGTACATGGATGCTACAGGGATGGCATATACGACATTTTATATGAAGTTGCGTACTGATTCTTTTAGACCATTAGAACGGAACCTTTTTGAGAAACTGATATCAGATCACAAAGTTCCATCATTAGTAAAGGCATAATATTATGATATACCGAAACGTTGAATTCTATAATACACCTGATGGTGAGGTTATGATCAAGGAAGAAAATAAACCTGCACGTGTCTTTACGGAATCGGAACGTGAGCTTATAAATAATGTTCTTTCCCTTATTCGCGACAGGTACGTTGATGCTTACAATAAACTTCTTGAAATTTACTCAAAGAGTGATCGGAATAAGCTCTATTATGAATTTCGGATTGTGCATCGTTTTATCCGGTGTAATTTTGGAGAGTACGATCAATTTAATTACGATATCGATGCGTCTGGTAATTATGAATTTGAGGAAGTCAAATGCCCTCTCCGGGGCGAATGCTTATATGAAGGAGTAGTATGCAAGCCTAAACTTACTACAGAGTTGACTGATCGTGAGATGATGGTCTTCCGGCTGATTGTGGATAATATGCAAACGGAAGAGATCGCTAAAGAACTTGCCATATCTATACCTACTGTTAATCGACACCGGGAAAACATAAAATTTAAGATCGGTGTAAAAAGTGTCTCACAGATGGTCAATTACTGGCATCATAACAATATGAAATGAAAAAGAGAAGGAATAAAAAGCATAAACAGAGGAGATATCTTTCTCTGAAGGATATCATTAAATCCCGTCCACGGTTTGTATCAGGTGTTTGCCGATATTGCGGTTGCACGGACAATGATCCTTGTTATAATCCTAATTATGGAAATTGTTGGTGGGCTGATTCGGATCATACTGTATGCTCACACTGTGTAGACGAATTGATCTGTAATGATGAAGATACGATTCATTGTATCGTATCAAAGGACTTAGCTTAGAATACAATGCTCCGTGAGGAGTGCTAATTTATATATAATAATTAAAGATGCCGGCTGAAAGGACAGCCGTTGGGACAGCCCCAGTTAGGTTTTGTATTTTAGATATCACTTATAGACCGGGAAACTCCCGGTCTATTCTAAACAACCACCTGACTATAACTTGCCATGGAAACAAAAGTAAACTATCGTATAAATCACCAAAAGCTCTCAGGAGAGTGGATGCAGCATGTACGGCGTGACTGGCATAAAATTATATCGAAGAAACGACGTGCTTTTTTGAAGGAAGAGCAAAATAAATAGTTACTAACATAAAACTTATTAATCATGGAAAAGCAAAATCAAAAATGTAAAGTAACCATTGAAAATGAAGATGGGGAAAAAATAATAATCAATCTCTGTAATGACTTGAAGAAGGAAACTTTAGATATCAATATAACTGGTAGTCCTAATAACCTTAAAGAGCATAAGGGCTTTTATTGTACAATAGCATCTGTCTTAGTTGGTGCCTTACAAAGAGAAGGAGAGTCAGCTGATAAGATAGAGGTAAATTGATAATAACTAAATAAATATGAATGAAAAACAGACATCCTTTTTCTTTGAGCAACCAAAGGCTGTCGCTCAATTAGTACATGAATACACCAAATCAATTATCCCTGTTTTTAAACCCATGAATTGGCTGCAACGCAGAATGATGAAATGGTGTTTCGGATTTAGATATGAAAAGTTAAATTCTTAATAGTTTAAACATGAAAATACATTATTTCTACAAAAGAAATTATTCTCAAGGTTTTTACGACCTTGAGATTGTTGCCTGGCTGGAAGAAAAAGAAACATCCAGGCAGGGGATTGAGAGATTGAGTTTTACTCGACTGGAAAGGTTGAGAATCTTTCTGTCTAAAAGTGATCAATACCATGTCCATACTATTGACCATGATTTTGGTAGAGACAGCTGCCACGGACACTTTGCCCATACTCGTAAGGAATTAATTGAAGATATGAAGAAATGGGGTCTCCAACCTATCGATCGGAATAATGATGAAAGATTTCGGAAAGTAGCCCTTGCTCTTTATCATAAACAGTCCTTAGTTGATTTCTCAGATTTCAAAGGAAAGCAGAAATACAGCATTCGTCAGATTATTGGTGATTAAAATATAACGATATAGAAATGAATAAATACACTATAAGATATTATTACGGTTCATACTCCGGAATACGGGAAGTATATGCCGATGATGAGGAAACCGCTATTACCTATATGTGGCGGATGTTACGGAAAGATATGACATTGCCAGTGGCTTATCAGTCCGAAGAAATAATTGATGTAGAATATGATGCAGATTGATTAATAACTGATAATTTATGTACCCAACTAAAATATTTGAAGAAGCCATTAAAATATGTGGCTACACAATTAAGGAAATTAAATATACCGATAAATCGAGAGAGGTGCGGAAAGTTATCGGTACAGTTCCTATTTCCAAGAAAGTAACAATCGATGGCCAGCGAAAAACGGCAATTTATCATAAGAAAGTACGGTGGGACGCTACGGGCCATTGTTTTTCGCAGAGATCTAATGTACGTCAGCGAAATTATGACTTACCAATTCCAACAATACTACAATGGGAAAAACAAGCGAAAGAATTCAAGAACCTGGGATAACGCTTAGTCCAGATTGGGCTGAAGTAGCAGTTTTCAATATGGGCATAGATGGCTTTAATGAATATAAACAGCGCGTCTTTACTGCCTTGGATAAGCTACAGCTAAACCATTACTACGATATTGTAAGTTCAGTACCAGTTTATAGACGTGAAACGTTTCTTGGCATCTGCAGTTCCTACATCGATAGCCATCCGGATTATGAACTTACTGAAGATAATTGTCGAATTTATAATAGAACCAAAAGATGAATAACGGTAGATGGACTCCTGAAGAGGAAAAATATATCCGGGATAATGCCGGAAAACTCACCTTATCTGAGATGGCTGCATTCGTTGGCCGGTCCGAATTGGCGGTCCAGCTATTCATGCATCGGCGCAAAATCGTCATTCGCCAGGTCGTCAAACGGAACCTGGTACAAGAAATATTGAGTCTGAAGTTCAAACACCCGGAGAACTTCATGCCCAATCGCCCATTTTATAAAGAAGTCGGTATCAACCAGATGCGTTTCTGGGATTTATACTATGGGCGTAAATCCATCACAAATGAAGAATATCTCTCGCTCTGTGATTATTTCGGGATTACACTCCAGGAAGCCTTCGAAGCGCGCCAGTTGAATATATTTAATAATGATGAATTATGATTGATAAACAGACCATTGACCGGGTAAAGTCAGCTCTAAATATAGTTGATATCATCGGTGAATTTGTCTCTCTCAAGAAGGAGGGATCCGGTTATGTCGGAATCTGTCCCTTCCATCCTGATACACATCCCTCGATGAAAGTTAGTCCGGCCAGACAAACTTTTAAATGTTTTGCTTGTGGCAAAGGAGGAGATGTCATCGCTTTTATCGAGAAGCATGAAAATTTTTCATTCGCGGAAGCTGTTGAATGGTGTGCCAGGAAAGCTGGTATTCAAATAGAAAACAGAGAACTGACAGAAGAAGAAGTACAAAGAGCTAAGGATAAAGAAGCCATGCGGATTGCTCTCCAGGCTGCTGGGGTCTTCTTCCAAAAGCATCTTCCCGAGGCCCAGAATTATCTCGATCAACGTGGGTACAGGCTAACAGACAAAGTGGTTCAAAATTTTCAGATAGGCTATGCTCCTGAAGGGAATCTTGCACATAAAGAACTTATCCAAGCCGGTTATTCGGAGTCCATATTGAAGAAAGTTGGTGTGCTGGCTGAGAATGAACGGAAGTACACCTACGATGTATTTCGGGATAGAATCATGTTTCCCTTTATTGATTTGAATGGGAATATCACAGGTTTCTCCGGACGTTTTATCACACCGAAAGAAAATACAGGAAAGTATGTGAATACCGGTGATACTCCTGTTTTCAAAAAAGGAACACAGCTCTTCGGACTTTATCAAGCTAAACGCTCTATTGCCAGAATGAACTTCACTTACTTGGTTGAGGGACAATTCGATGTAATGTCGATGCATGCTGCTGGAGTTGAGAATACCATCGCCGGTTCCGGTACTGCTTTAACTCCGGAGCAGATACGACTGATCAGTCGCTTCACACAATCTGTTACACTACTATACGATGCTGATCCGGCTGGTCTCAAAGCCTCTTTGAAGAATTGCGAACAACTATTACGTGCCGGATTCTTAGTAAATTGTGTTCGTCTTCCTGATGGAAAGGACCCGGATAACATAGCATTAGAGGAAAAGGAAAATACGGGTAGATGGTTACTTAATCGTAGAACAGATTTTCCTACTTATTTCGCTGATGTTTTTCTGGAACAGAACCTTTCTCCGGATCCAAACGAACAGGAAGAGATTCTCAATACAATATGTGGTCTTATCTCTTGTATCTCCTCGGAAACTTCACGGCTAAGTCATATACATGTCTTGGCCACCCGCTTCGAATTGAATACTGAGGTTCTTGAGCGTAAAATACGTGATATCCGCCGGAATATAAAGGAGGCTCCAAAACAAGAGGAATTGAAGCCTGGCGTTTATGGACTCGATTTAATCAAAGAACTGCGTAAGGAAGGCCAACCATGTATTCTGACCTCCGATTTCTCCGAGTTTCTGAATTTATATGGTGATTCTCCGGTTATTTTAATACATGGCGTTCCGTCGACAACGGATATTCAGGAAATCCGTCGTGAATGTACCTTTTTTACGACGAACCTTTTGGGGTTATCAGTTAACAAGGATGGCAATGAATCTGACTATCTTTCTGCTCTGGCTATGTTATATCGTGCCGGCATAACAAATATAACAGTTACTGTTCCTGCGAACGAACAAGAGCCGGAAGAAGAGGAAGATGATGAAGGGTATAAAAGAGAAGTACAGTCAACGGATAAGAGTTATACTTTCGTTAAATACTATGTGTATTTGTATGGCCAATTTTTAGTTGCTTATTATGGAGAGAAAACCCCTTTTATCGAACGTTGTGCCGACTTGATAAGTTATGCGGATGATTCAGTCCGGGTGGTTAATTTCAAATACTTCTATGATTCCCTTGATTTGAACAAGGGATCGCTTACGGAAATTTTAAAACCTTACTTGGCCAAGCGGAAATCACGCATGGCCATCGCTGCCCAGCGTACAGATGATGATGCAGATGAAGAATACAATCCGGAATGCCAGCCGAGTTATGTCGATGAAAATCCTGAGTATGCCGAGATGTACCGTCAATGTGGTTTCTATCCGAAGTTGAATAAAGAAGGTGAACCGGTGTGCTACATGTTCCGGCAAGAGAAGGGGGGACATTTACAAGTTGCCGATTTTTTCATGACTCCCCTTCTGCACATATACTCAGACGACAAAGATGCCAATAAACGAGTTTTGAAAATTAACCGCCGGTATTATAAGAATCCCCTTTATATTGAGGTTCCCTCCAGGTCACTTCTTAAGAAAGCCACCATCGAGGAAGAACTGATCCAGTTAGAAGCTGTCAACTTCACGTCCGGAGAAGAAAAACACTGGACAAAGATCAAGGAGTACATGTCCCGGCACTTTGTTACCTGCTCAGAGATATTGACCTATGGAAATCAGCAAACCGATGGATCATCCCGCCGGGAGGATAATATGTTTTTTGCCTTCTCCAATGGTATCTTTCATGTTGTCGACGAGCAGGCCCGTTTCGATCCGGTTAACGAGCTCGGAGTTGTCACTCACAATAACAAGAACTATTATCTTCCGGCATTCTCTACCATTTACGCCGGATCAGGTAGACAAACCGATAAATACGAGCTTATTTCCCAATTGGTCTATAAGGATATTCCTGCAGAAAAACAATGTAATTTCGAACGATGGGCCAGCTTGATGGACCAGGTTTATAAAATCAATGATAACGGTAAATGGGCTGTTCTCTTTGCCATCATGTGCGCCTTCCGTAGTAACATTCATAACATTGATCGCCTATTCACAGCTCCTTTCTTCATGGGTCCCATGTCCTCCGGAAAGACTCAGATCGCTATCTCAATCCGATCCTTGTTCATCTCTCCGAAGATACCGATCTTCAACTTGAATACCGGTACGCTGCCGGCATTATCTTCCCTGCTCTCTTCCTTCCGGGATGTTCCTGCCGTACTTGACGAATACAACAATAAGGATATACAGGATATCATGTTCCAGTACCTGAAGGGAGCTGTCTATGATGGTGATGGCCGACAAAAAAGGAAGGGCACTGTCGGCAAAGAAATCGAAGTTGAGAAAATATACGCACCGGTTATTATTTGTGGCCAGGAAACGCCCCAGCGCGACGACAATGCCCTGATGTCCCGTATTATTGTCTGCGAGGTTCCTAAACCTAAGAACCGTCTTCCGGAGGAGGTGCAACTATTTAATGAACTCAAGGAGATTGAGGATCCGGCCAAGATCGGATTGTCGAATGTACTTTTTGAGATTCTGAAGCTACGGCCAATAGTAATGGAGAATTTCCGGTCACTCAAGCAACAGTGTTACGATGAACTGAAGGAAGCACTTATTAATGCCGGAGAAATTGATCGGTTAATGAAAACAGCATCACTCTTCTTGGCCACTTGTCGGCTGGTTGAAGATTATACAGAGCTAAAGTTACCTTTCACTTACGACGACTTTTTCAAAATTGCTTGCAGCAAAATCAAGTTCCAGGTTGAACTGATCAGCAAGACCGATAAGTTGGCCACCTTCTTTAAGGCCATGGATGTCATGATCGACAGCAAGGCTGTGCGTGAAGGGCGCGACTTCACTATTGATACTCCAGACCGGGTCACGATCAAGTTACCGGGAGGCGAAAAGAAAGAGGTTGCTTTCGCTGCCGGCACACGTATTCTATTCTTACGGCTCAGTCCTGTTTACACTCAGTTTGCTCGTAGCTCCTACAACAGTGAGGATTCAACACAATCTACTATCGAGCAGAACCTTCGCTCGCATCCGAGTTACATCGGTCTGATTCATGCCCGGCGGTTCAACTGGTATGATGTAGTCGAAGTACCCAGGGGAGGTTTTGAAGAGGACTTGCCATTTGATCCAGCAGCCGGTACCTCTGTAGATAACACCATGGTCCGGAAGATGGAGAAGCAATCAACAAACTCCAGTTGTATTGCTCTCAATTACGATATCTTCCGTGAACTGTATGACATCGACCTTCAGCGAAAGCCTGACGATGAAAGCAAACAAGAACTTGATTTCTGATGTAAATTAATATAGACTATTTGAACATTACAATTATGGAAAAGAAAGAATTTAAGTATAACGGAGAAACTGTAGGTTTTGAAGTTGAAGATAAGAATGTGATGGTAAATGCAACCCAAATGGCGAAAATATTTGGTAAAAGTATTAACGGTTTCATGGAAAACGAATCAACGAAACGATTTGTTAAAGCATGTTTAAATAACCGGAATTCCGGTTATTTAAAGGTTTTTTCACAGTCTGATTTGTATCGTTCCAGTCAGAAAAGTGGTACATTTATGCACCGTGTGCTGGCTATCAAGTTTGCTGCCTGGCTCAACCCGGATTTTGAACTGTGGGTATATACCACCATTGACAACATTCTCTTCGGCTCATACCTTGATGACGAGAAGAACCTTAAAGAGATAGCTCGAATTCAAACTCAAATTTCTCAGAAGGAGCAGTTTCTTACCACTCACCCCATACAAAAGGAAATAGAAGAGCTGAAAAAAGCAGAGCAAAAACAAAAGAAATTACTCGAACTGCGCAAAAAAGAAAGAATCAACAATTTCAAAAGTATATTTTCTACTGAGGAAATGATAGGAGAAATAAAAGAAGTAACTAAAGAGTAAAATAATTCGGATAAATATTGTATAAGACGAAAATGATCAGTAAAATTGCAGTGATTATATAACAAATCTATTGGTGGAATTAAATATGTACTAATTTAGTTTCCACTAACGGGTATAAAATAACTAATAATGAGCCATTATTTACAGGGAGAATTCGATTTTATCGAAAGAACTAAATTAATTTTAGAGCAGTATGACAAGACTGATTTTTCTGAGGTACCAGAAGAAAAGTATGAAATAACTTTGTGTATGAATTGTTTGATGGGACTTCTTGTGGTGCCCCAGCAAGTGTGGCATGACAACATTCCGAAAGGTGATTTGGATGAAAATTGGTTTATTGAGAAGGGGCATATATCATTTTGCATTGAGACTGGGGAGAAGCGATATAAGATTAAAAACATTGTTAAGCACATTAGAAACTCTGTTGCACATGGAAGGGTAATTCCTATCAGTGAAGACCGTGGAACAAATAAAAAGATTACTCATCTTCGATTTAAAGACCTCTGCGGAGAGCAACCAACTTTTGAAGCTGAAATACCAGTAGAAACATTGAAAAAGTTTGCACTGAAGTTTGCAGACACAATGTTGACAAAAATGAGGGAAAATAAGGGGGATTAGGGCATATTTAATTCCATCAATGGGTATAACAAACCCAATGTGGGTGGCCAGTTTGTAGTTACTGTGCACCTTTGTATCCGGACTATTAGTGTACCATATTTGGTATCCGTGTACCTCCGTGTGGGACTGTAATGGAATCACAGCATTTGGTTTGAATGTGTTAAGCAGCGGAAAAGACACGGATACTTTCATTTTAACAACTATTTGTTTATGCTTAACGAATCAAACCAATTTCATGGCTGTGCTGCTAACGCAGTTTCGGAACGTCCACCTACGAAACGGGTAGCAATTCACCCATTGCCCTTACTGGGAATCCTTACATTGACCTTTCTGCTTATGGTATCGATCTTCACGGATGTACTATTCGCTATCTGCGCAAATCGAACGTTAAAGGTAATATCATTACCGGAATCTTTAATATCTCTGGTCGCATAGAAACTGCGGGAGCTACCAGTTATGAATCTCTGATTCTTTTTCTGGTTGACAAACGTAAAGAGTACCACCACTATGTTTCCGAATGTCGCCAGCTTAAACGTCAGCGAAATTACGAGTCTTGGCTTGCACATTACCCGGAGTTTATATTCCATTATTGTAATGTAACCTTTGTCGGATAAGAGTTTTCCTAATCATAGAACCATAAAGCCCGTCCTCCTCCGGTGGGCTTCTTTGTTTTTTCTTATTCCAATATACGGACATTTTCCATTCCTATTAAAACCATACTATTATGATATACCACTTCAATCCCCCGGACCCCCTGAGTAAAAAAAGAGAGAACAAAGGAGCGAGAGTTTTGAAAAGAAAACTTTTCAGAAAGTGCGTCCAACCGTCCAACCGTCCAACAAGAAAAAACATTTTGAAATATAAAAGCCTGTAGGATAGTAGTATATGTTTTTATTAAAGTATATATATATCCTACATATCTGTTGTTTTGTAGGACGCTGTTGGACGTGTTGGATTTACTGTTTTCAACCATCCAACGTTGAAAATTTAGCTCCGTCCAACAAAATAGGTGTTTGTTGGACGTGTTGGACGTCCTCCAACACTAACTTTAGTTGGGTAAATTTGCGTAACTAAATAAATATCAGTAACTTTAGTTGTGATTCAACCCCTATGTTGGACGGTTGGACAGTTGGACGTAAAAACTAATAAAAACTATTTCAAAATAATATTAAGAGAACATAGCAATGATTACAACGAGCATTCAAATCAAACCTTACTTAGCCGAGTATTTGCGCGGAAAATACAACAATGGTGCGGATGAACCTTTAAAAATCCCAGATAATACGGACTTATATCACATCGTTTGGACATTGATGGCAAAAAGACAGTGCAATCAATCCCCTGTTGATAATGGAAACCTGACCTTCGTGCTTCCTGAACGTCGCATTGGGAAGGATACTAAAGTCTATAACTTCCTTTCTCCCAGATCAGCCAGGATTATTGAACAGGAAGTGGGACGTATGTTGAATTGGGAGTTACATTCAACACTTCTGGAGAATGACCAGAATGGGCATAAGTATAACAACATCGACGTTGTTCACAAATTCTTGTGTTCTTATAGCATTGACTCCATTTCAGAAGATGCCCTTATAAAGAACTTCTATAGATGGCGGGAGAACCTTAAAAAACGGGAAAAACGGCGAGAGTATAAAAAGAAGTTAAAAAACACCTGAAAAATCACCGACCGAACTACCTGTTTTGTCCATAAATAGGGGATAAAATGTCCGTCGTGTGGCGAACTTGTTGATTATCAATTTAATAAAATGTATATGAAAGAACTATCCATCAATATTTTAGTAACTCCATGCACAAAGATGCGAAAGGAGAGCTACCGGTTTATTGCCGATGAATTTTCATTGGCTCCTACCATCGAAAATTCATCTGCCGGCAACCTATTTAATTGTAGTACGGATATTGTAATTGATAGACCGGATAAAGATACCCTTCAGGAGTTTGCTTCGGGACGAAAAGTGACTGTACAGCTCACTGATACTTCCAATGGGAAAGTTGTGTTGGGTAATAATGATCTGCCTGCAATCGTTTCCATCTGCCCATATCTTAATTCGGCCAGGTTGAAAATCGAATGCAAAATGCTTCAATCCCCATTTTCTCGCTGAATACCGTCCTTCATAGCCTTCTGTTCATACCATATCTTCGCTGAAAAGATATGTAATGAACAGAACTTTCCTTCGACAAATTCTTCTTTCAAGTAAGCTATTCATCACCGCAGAGGGCTATAACTCTGCGATGATGGACTGTTTCCCTCTATTATCTAATGACGGTCCTGTTCCAGGAGCACTGTTCATCGTTAAGGAGCCACCTACTTATAAGGAGATCTCCACAAAAGTCCTGAATGTATTGAAGCAGGAACTTGCTGCACACTCTGAATTGCAGGGTATCAATGTTACCGATGACTTTCACGCTGACGATCTTCCTGAAGGAAGCATAGCGTATCATCGTGTTTGGGGCTTCGTTACTGCTACTTCATGTTGGTACTTTTCTACTAAACAGTTCGAGCAGGATCTTCTTGTTGCGGAATCCAATCCGGCCATTGCTTGTCATTTCCTGCATGTGAATACTCCAGGTGGTGAAGCTTGGTATCTTGACCGGCTCTCCGAAACCATGCGCTCCCTTGCCAAGCCTGTATTCGTTTTCATTGAGAATGTATGTGCTTCTGCCGGCTATTACATTGCCTGCCATGGTACAACTATCCATGCTCTAACCAGGAACGATCAGATTGGCTGTATCGGCACCATGCTCGAGTATCTTGATTTCCAGGGATACTATGAAAAGTTAGGTCTTAAAGTCGTTCGAGTTAAAGCGGATCAATCTGACCTCAAGAATAAAAAGGTAGAGGACCTGATTGATGGTCATCCGGAACAGTATCGTAAAGATGTACTTAATCCTCTCGCAGAGCAATTTATTTCAGAGGTAAGATCTTGCCGTTCGACGTTGACCGATCTTTCTGAAGACGATCCGGTCTTCCGTGGAGAAACATTTGATACGAATCACGCCATCGAGAATGGTCTAATTGATGGTATTTCCACATTTCCACAAGCCCTGGTTGCAGCTTACCAACTTGCTCAGGGATATCTCGCTAATGAAGCTTTGAAACAGCGTGCTCTCAATTTAATATAATTAATAATATCTATTCAGTATGAATGTAAAAGAAAAATTTAGAAAGGTACTTGAAGCATTAAATCTGGTTGATAAGGCAACATCCAAGGAGCTTACCAATGAAGATTGGAAAGCCATTGTTGATGCTTATCAAAAAGAATTTCAAGTTACCCTTCAGGATGACATGGCTGCTGACCAGGCTTCACATCAGAACCCTCTTGATCAGGAAGCGATGAATCAGGCTCAGGCTATTTTGGATTCTATTATCGTTCGCAAGGATCTTAACTGTCATCACGGTGATCCGGGACCGGAAGGCGACAATGGCATTTCCACTAATGACAAACCTCAGAATGCATCTCCGGCATCTCCGGAAACAGTAGCTCAGTCTGCAGGATTGGTTAAGGCCATTGTTGATGGTTTGAAAAATCAGGCGGCAGCCGATATCCCGGTATCAGTTGCTACAGCTTCCAATCTTCAGTTTAATGGACCGGGAAATACCGCTAAGTTCTTGTTTGGAATTGAGCATCCTATGTTCTCAATGAACAACCGTTGGAATAAGATTGCTGCCAACCCTCGTATAGCTGCAGCTATGGAAGATCCGGAAGAGAACGAAGAAGGTGCCTCTTTCCGTAAAGAAGTGGTTAGCTACTCCATTTCATTGAAGAAACGATATAGCTATCTGCATCAAAACCATATGCTGGATGTAAAGAAGCTCGCAGCGGGTGAGTTCTCTACCAATTATGAAGGTGTTGATACAGCCGGAGTCGGTAACCAGCATGTCGTTTTGCGTCAGGATCAGTTGATTGCTCGGGTGTTAAGCAAACGCGACTTGACTCAGTACTTCCCGGTTCGCTATGGAATTCAGGATCATGACCTTGTGTTCAATGCATTCTTCACTGAAGTTTCTCAGGCTTATCAGCAGGGAGAAGTCTTCAAGGGTGACATGAAACTTGAAAACGAGATGGGCCATGTTGACGATGCAATGATCAAAATGAAGTTCGGTCCGATGAAGGACTTGGAACGTAAATACATTGCTTACCTCAATAAAGAAGGTTCCGATCCTATCAAGTGGTCTATGATCGAGTTCTGTATCTTGAATTCTTTGGAAACGGCACAAGTTGAACAGAACAAACGCCGTATGCGTGGTATCTATGTTAAACCGGAAACTGGTATTGCCGGTTCTTATCTGAACTCTTCTACGGGACTCCTTCATACATTGATCCGTTATCATCATGAAAACAAAATCCTGTTGCATGACGATGCAGCATATCGCTCCTACACTCAAGCTAATATGTTGGATGCGGTTCAGGAATTTCATGCCGATGTTGTAGCATCATGTACCGAGGATATGGATCTGGATCAACACGTTCTTTATCTGAATAAGACACACCAACCCTGGTGGATTAAGAATGTACGTGCCAAGTATGGTAAGGATACCGATTTTACAGGCCCTAATAGCTATCTGTATGTGGTTCCTGATACGAGTCAGCGCATTATCTGGCTGCCTTATCTCGGACAGATACCTTTCATGATGATGGACGTTCCCGGAAACCTACAGTGCCTTGAGTACATTCCCGGTGAAATGCTATCTATCAAGGTCAAGGAAGATATGGAACTTGTCAAGGCTTGGTCTACATGGAAAGAAGGATTTGCTGCGGCATTCGTTGGGCGTCGATTCGATACCCGTGCAAAATTGGTTGCTAACAACTATGAATGGCAACAGATATTCATGAACAAGCCATCTGTCAATGTTGATGCTGATGCCACTACAATCACTGCATCGAAAGGATTCTGGCAAGAAACAGTCGAGAATTCTAAGGCAACAGTGATTACTGATATCACTGGAGCTAAAGCCGGAGTTGGATACATTATTGAGTGTGGATCCACAACCAATGCGTCTACCATTGCGAAAACTGGCAAGTTTGCTGAGATTTCGGAAGCATATACACCGACAGCAGTGGGGGATTATATTATGGTGGTACTGAATAAGGGTGGTAACTTCCGGGAACTTGAACGTTGTGTCGGAGGTGTACGTAAGGTTAATGCAGACCTTCAGCCCAATCTTCCTGGTGTAAGATAATACTTTTCCATTTCTGTGTTTCAATAGGTTAGTTAGTTTTGGTTGGGGCGGGTGTAATGCCCGCCCTTTCTTTTTTAAATCACATTTAATTCAAAAATATGAAAGCAAGAAAAATTTCAAATTCAATGAAAGGATACCGGGCTGCCCGCAAGTTGCAAACCCGCTTCTTTCTCTCGCTAATGGTACTATTCGCTATTGCATTCGTTGCATGGCTCTTCTTGGATCCGGCAGCATCCGCACATATCTGTATGCCTGGTTTAGGTGGTACGACATTTGCCTCAATGATGTTAATTGGTAACGTTAATGACGTATCCGATCGTCAAACACATGGCTCTAACATTGCCTATAAAGTCTACTTGATAGAACTCTCTCAGATAAATGATAATGTGCGCTTTCCGAAGAAGAATGCCAATAGAGAGGTCAGTACTATTCCGATGAAGGCAGGACAATACATGCAATACTTTGAAGCACACGATATTCCTACTTACAACGCAACCGGTGAGAAAGGGGATATCACTACTTCCGGTGAAAATAACTTCGCAATAATTATGGGAGGCATGCGCGATCAATTGCTTAATTTCATCGAAGAGCATGCCGGCAGTAAATTTGTAATCCTGTTTAAAGAAGTAGGTGAGGATCAGTGGTACATTATCGGTGAGTATGATCGCCCGATGATCCTTCAATCTTTCGAAGCGAAGAATGACAAGGATGGCCGTTATGTAACCTTTACTTTCAAACGTACATCTATCGATCAGTATTGTAAATATGTCGGTGATATCGTTCGTGCCCCGGCAACTAATCATACAGTTGATGCTAAGACACTGGCTATTAAACCGGAGAGCAACCGTTATGAAATACCGAACGGATCAGCAGCAACTTATGCTATCAATGCTATTTCTGGAGTGACTGCCAACGATAAAGGCCGGTATATCACGCTTGAAGGAACCGGTACCGATAAAGCGGCTACTATTGCCGATGGTACCGTATTCGTCCTCGAGGATGGTGCAACATGGACTGCTAAGGCAGGATCACAGATTACATTCCGAATCATGGACACTACTACTCTTGTCGAGGTTCCTGGTAGCCGGATCCAGACAGCATAATACTTACCTGGGCGGAGTGATCCGCCCATAAACTCTATCTATATGTATTCCTTCAAAGAAAAACAAAAACATTATGCGGAGCTTCGCAATCCGGATGCTGCAGAGCAGGATCTTGAATTTCTGCGTAAGAAGCAACCCGGACTATCAACATTGAGTATGTTTTCACGCAATCCGAAGCGGTATGCTGATGATATCCTATATGCGCTGCTGGATGTTGCAGAACGTGATGAAATTCGTAATAACCGGCGTACTGTTGAGCAAACTCCATACCCTAATCCGGAACAACCTGATAAGATGTCTGAGGTAACTAATCAAGTAGAAGAAGCCGAAGAGCGCACTGAGGAAGCGGAACTTCATACAGAAGAAGTTGAAGAGCGTGTTCAAGAAGCCGAGGAGCGTGCTGAGGAAGCAGAACTTCGTGCAGAGGAAGCTGAAGAACGAGCAGAAAGTGCGGAAGCTGCCCTTGAAGAGGAGAAAAAAAAAGCCGTTACTACACCAAAAATGGTAAAGTTCAAAAGCACGAAGAGTACCCCAGAATCGACTGGGACAACCTCTCTGACCCACAAATCCAAACGGCCACGATCCTCTACAACGACCGAATCGTAAGTTGGAAACAAATGAAGCAGCTCGACGAGCAGCTGGACAAGAACCCGACCGAAAGAGCTGTCACTGATATGGCAGAGCTCCGCATTCGGAATCTTCTGGCGTTCGAAGAGCTGCAATCGTTCAACGACACTGGGAAGTTTAAGTACAAACATCCGTTAATCATCCACCAGTCCGAGAGAGCACAACTGGAGGAACTTCTTCGGAAGAACCCGCAGGAATTCTTGCGATATCACAAGAATGTACTTGATAACATCCGTAGATACGAATCCTATCTGAAGCGTGTCGACCGTGAAAGTCGGCGTGCCCAGGACAAAGAAAACCTTCGTCGTCATCGAGAGCGAGAAGCCATTTTCAAAGCAATTCTCGAATCAACAACAAATAAAAATTAATCATGGAAAAGCTAATAGAAGTATTTAATTTGGGTGGCCTTCCGACTGCCCCGCTGGATTCATTCTTAGAGCTTCAGGAGGACTTCAAGAAGTCGGATCCTGACAAGTTATCGAAGTTGCAGATGCTAATCATCACTCGTGGCTTTAAGTATGCATTTAAAGCCTGGAAGGATTCTGATGGAAAACTCTGGATTATTGATGCCCATCAACGGAGGAAAGCTCTGCTTGCTCTGCGTAAATCCGGTTTTACCATCCCGGAGATTCCGTATGAACCAATCTTCGCAGCGGATAAAAAAGAAGCAGTCGAGGAAATAGCTGCCTACAACTCTGAGTTTGCCACTAAGAACCCGGACACTTTGCTATTCAAAAAGTACAATATCGATACCGATACTCTTTCCCGGTTCAATCTGGGTTATGAAGTGAAGACCATCGACTTCGGTCAGGCAGCTGCTCCGCTATTCGGATCCGAGCACGAATCAACCGATATCCACGAAGATGCCATTGACTTCACTGTTCCTACAGAAGACGATACCAACTCCATTTTTACACAACCAGGAGATATCTGGTTACTTGGAAAGAATCGCTTAATGTGTGGTGATTGCCGTTCAAAATCGGATGTCACTGCGTTGATGGACGGACAGCATGCTGACTTGCTTGTCACCGATCCACCTTACAATGTTGCCTATCAGGGTGGGACTGAGGAGGAACTGACTATCCAAAACGATTCCATGGAGAATGATCTGTTTGCTACGTTCCTGAAGCAAGTGTTCGCAGTTATGTTTTCTATATTGAAACCTGGCGGATCCTATTATATTTTCCATGCCGATAGCGAAGGAGAGAACTTCCGGGCCTCTCTTCGGAAAGCTGGTTTCAAAATAGCCCAATGCTGTGTTTGGGTAAAGAACTCCATGGTCATGGGACGGCAGGACTATCAGTGGCAGCATGAACCGTGCCTCTATGGATGGAAACCTGGTGCTGCTCACTACTGGAACTCCGATCGTAAGCAGACCACTGTTTGGAACTTCGATAAACCCCAACGCAATGCCATCCATCCGACAATGAAACCTATTGCTTTGATGGCTTATCCCATCTGTAATTCCAGTGTGTCCGGTCAGATCGTTGCCGACTTTTTCTCCGGATCCGGTTCTACTCTGATGGCTTGCCAACAGACTGACCGTATATGCCATGCTATGGAAATAGATCCTCGCTATGTTTCAGGCACAGTTCATCGGTACCGGTCTATGTTCCCGGAACAGCCCGTCCGGGTAATTCGTTCTGGGGGACTTCTTACATCTGAGGAAACTTTAAAAATTATCGTATGAAATCAGAACTGACACCAACCTCCGATGTGGATAAAGCCATTTTAATTGGTGATGAATATGTATCTCAAGTGCGCACATTTGGCGCACTTGGTTACTCAGCAGAACGTATCTGTAACCTCCTTGGTTTACGAGGTAAAGAGAAAATTGCTCTTACCATTCGTATCGGTCTTCCTGGTGATGTTTACAACGATGCCTACAGCAATGGGCGTGCTTTGGGTGAGTATAATATTGATGCAGAGTTGGCAAAACGTGCTGAAGCTGGCGAGATTGATGCTATTACCGCTTTGGAAACCCGCAAAAATGAACGTATAGAACTTGAACTTCGAAAGAATTTATTCGGCGTATGACACAACTTGATATACTTGATAAGATACATCCGGACATGATATCTGCTTTCCTGGTTTCCGGGAAGAGCGATGGCATACCATCTGATGTGCAACTCTTCCTCAAGCAGCTGCAGTGGGCTGCTGAAATATACGAATACGAACGGAACATTACCCGTGCTGCTAAATTATTAAAGCAGCGTATTAATGCCTTACAGCATCTTAATCTTGATGAACGCACCTGTAAAGCACGTATATATGCTGCCATCAACTACTTTTCGATTGATAATAATGTATCTATCAAAGTATGGGAGTCAAACTATGCGGATAAATACGAGGACCTGGCTAAACTCTCCGCTGTCCGTGGTGACTACAAAACTCAGAAACAGTGTTACGATGCTGCTGCCGAGTGTCGTCGCCGGGCATCGGAGATTGCTGAAGCCGATCGTGATCTTGGTGTTGTCTTCCTTATTTCCCCAGAGATCACTCCTGAAGAACTTGGATATTCTAAGAAATCTTTGAAAGAAATTGCATCCAAACACAACGAAGGATTCTATTTGAATCTGATTGATAAACTTCCGATCGAGAAGGAAGAGAAAAAACGTCTCCTGCGTGATGCCGATATCCAGGAGGCTGAGTTTACTGAAGTCAATGAAGAATAACTATGTCGATAGAACTTTATTCTCAATCCCGGGACAGTCTTTCTTGTAGCGATAATACCTTCGATGCTACAGTTGAGTTCGAACGTTACTACATGAACTCTATGCAGATTCAGGTGAATGTGCTGGATCCTAACAATATATTTGTTGAAGGTGCCCGTGCGGTCGGCAAAACTGAAGGAGTTATGGGACCACGTATTATCCGGGTTGCCAATGATATGCCCGGAGAACTTTCTTTCCTGGTGCACAAAACATATATTGCTTTGATGACAAACGTCTGGCCTAATATTCAAGCATATTTTTCCCGACCGGTAACTGTTGCCGGACGTGTTCGTCCGATGTTGGAGTACGGGATAGACTATGTTGTTGGAGAGGCAAAGATACCTTCTCACTTCCGTCATCCACGTTATCCTATTGCATACCCGAAACACAGCATCCTGTTTCGCGATGGTCATCATTTGCAGATGGTGAGTTCCGACCAGCCGGAATCTGTTGCCGGTCGTTCAGGTGTACATGCTTTTATTGAGGAAATGAAGCACAACAAAGGTGAGAAACTGAAGACACGACTCTTCCCGTCACTTCGTGGATCCTCTGCCGAGATTCGTATGTCTCAATACTATCAGGGTGTAACCGGTGTTTCCGATACAGCTCGTGTGGATCTTGGTGAAGATGACTGGTTCGAAGAATACGAAAACAATATCGACCAGGCACTTCTTGAGGAAATAGCTACAGTTTCCCTTCATGTAAATGCAGCTATGTACAAGCGTTACAAACTGTTTGCCCAACAAAAACAAACTACCAATCCGGTTATTCTTGAAGCCATCCGCCTCGAGCTTCAGAAAGTAGAACGTACACTCGCACTCTGGAAACCTCGTCTTGCCGATATGCGTCGTAATGCTACGTTGTACGTGCGTGCCAGTTCATTTTGTAACAAAGACATATTAGGTCCTAAATTCTTCAAAACTCAGATTGAAACCCTTGATATTGACGAGTTTCTGACTTCTATCTGTGCTATCCGGCACAAAGAAGTTGTAAACAAGTTTTTTGCTAACTTTAAAAAGGACTTACATCAGTTTGCCGATAGTTACATTTACGAGTCCATCCTGAAACTTGATCTCCGGGATCACTTCATCTTAACAGCACGTTACCTGAAGCACTATAATAAGCGCGACGAGCTGCTCGTCGGTTATGATCCCGGACATTTCTCCAGCCTGACCGTTGGCCAGGAGAAGGACTACGGTTCGGAACTCAGGATACTGAAGGAGTTCTTCTGTTATTATCCGGACGAACAGCCGGAACTTGCCCGCCAGTTCTACGAGTTCTTCGGCCAGGATGCTGTCAATAAACACATTATTCTCTATCCTGACCGTGCCGGTAACAAGAAAAAAGAAGATTTGGAAAAGATAACCACCGACTCCCGTATTCTCAAGCGGGAATTGGAGTCTTATGGCTTTACTGTTGAGCTGATGAACGAGGGTCAGGCAACTGTCTACCATTGGCAGCAGTTTAAGCTCCTGCTTCTTATATTCGGTAATCGCAGTAACGCATTGCCCCGTATTCTTATTGATGAAAACGAATGTAAGAACCTTTGTAGTGCTATCATGCTGTCGCCCCTCAAAAAAACGGATGGCCGTATAGAGCTTGATAAAACATCTGAGGTAAAAGTACCGCTTAAACTTCAAGCGGGTCTCACAACGCAGATACCAAGTGCACTTATTTACTTGCTGTTTGGACGTTATGGCGACCGTGTTCAAGCTGAATTATCCTCAATTCCGACTGATTTACCTGATAATTTCTCTATATAATAAGTTCGGTGCACCTGAAAAACTTTGTATTATCTATAATAATTGCCCTGTTTGACATAGAAAAATATGATAACTTGTTGAAAATGAATATTATCACATTTCAAAAGTTTATTTCTTTTTTTTCATCAGCTCCCTATCTCCACGCCCCGCTGATAATTCGAAATGAGGTGCAGCCTTCGGTCTTTGGCTGGAAATATGAGGGTGCCATCCCGCCGGTCCTTTCTGGGAGGTTCAGAAACAGGTATTTTCGAGCATGGAAACGACAATGACAGGACCGCATGCACTGCAATGGGCAAAAGAGATATCGAAGTTGCCTGATGGGTGCTTTACGATTGCTTTCTTCTCTTACTCGAGGCAGAAGGGTGAAGCATCGGCCAAACTGGTGATTCGAGAGGGATGTAAGTTTCGGACTCAGTTACCACATGAAAGGTTTAGTATCGATGGAGAGAATCTATTCCTCTTCACTGATGGTGATGGAGAGCCAAAGATGTGTTACAGGATCCTGATCCGATATATGGGCTTTCCACAGGACAATTTTAAACTACATAAAATCGACTGGTTATGAGTGATGTAAAGATGTTAGGTGACTATGGTTGCTACATCGATGAAAGTAATGTAATATCATTTCAGGTTGGGGACAATCCCCGTACCGGTATGGATGATCCAGGCTTCTCTGTAGGAGACTACAATCCATTACCTGATATGCAGTGGCAATCTATTAATGGCTATCAAGTGTGTAGCCGTGGCTATAACAACATGAAGTGTGAGGAGGTGGCAGCTGATCTCAAGAAGAATCGTCTGCTACCTCGGCTTATCACTAAACAGGCGAATATGCTGTACGGAAAGGGACCGGCAGTGTACCAGACTGTGTTTGCCGATGGCAAGTTTAAGCGTGAATGGGTTGAGTGCCCGGAGATCATGAATTGGTTGGATAGTTGGAAGGACCGTGGACTTGAAAGCGATTATAAGGAGGTGGCTAAAGCTCTTATTAAAGACTTCTATTATTTTCGTGACTACTTTGTGAAATGGCGATTCTCCGTAGGCCGAAATTTGGGGGCACTGCCTGTTGCCGGTATTGAGACAATGGAGAATAGAAATTGTAGGCTGGCCACGACAAAAAAGGATGTCGCTACCGACCTGGTGTACTATCGTGATTTCCGCTTTATCGCTGTTGGACGTTGGAACTATGGGATATCCAACTTCAAGATTTACCCGAAATTTAACCTGGCAGAAGTTGCCAATTATAAGTATGCTGCCATCTCGCATCACCGGGAGAAGTCAGTCGATGAGTTCTATGGTGTAAATGAAACGCATGAAGGCACTAAGGAATATATCAGAGGTTCTAATGCGACAGCTCGGTATATTAACTCCTTTTTGCGCAATAGCCTGGCAGCCAAAATCCACATCATTATCCCTAATGCCTGGATAAACGCCAAGCGCACTCAGATCCAGAAGCTCTGTGATGAAAATAAGAAGCGGAATAAGGACGGAGTGAAGCTATATGTATTTAATGGCATCGATATAGGTACCGAGTTCAAAGAGTCTACACTGATTAAGTATATCCAGTCCGAGCTCCGCAAGATTTCACAATATCTCTCCGGTGCTGATAACCAGGGGAAGGCTTATGCAACAATCAGCTTTAAAAGCGGTGGTACCGAAGAAGAACGCTGGAAAATTGAAACAGTAGACCTGAAATACAAAGAGTACATCGAATCGTTGATTTCTTATGATAAGCGTGCTGATGAAGTGTTGTTATCAAGTGTCGGACTCGACTCCTCTATCTCCAGTGTTGGAAAAGATGGCGTGATATCCAAGTCCGGATCCGACGCTTATTACAACTATCTGATCTACCTGATGTCCCTTACTCCAGACGAAGAAATCTGCTGTGAGCCTTTTAACTGGGCTATTCAAATCAACTTCCCGGCACTGTATAAGCAAGGTTATAGACTTGGATTTTACCGGGAAATTCCAAGTCGTCAAGAAGATGTTAAACCAAACGAACGATTAAATCAGCAAGAATCATGATCATTTTAGAAGAGCTATTTAAAAACCTGACTGAGTTTCGTCATTATGCACCCTATTCGGAAACGAACATTGAGTTTAAGGATCTCAATAGTTCGGCATCTTCTGCTCGGAAGCAGATATGCATTATACTTTCTAAAGAAGTCTATGACATAGTTCTCAAGAGGGATGGAGAAATACATGATGCCTTGCTGACTGCAATGGCCAACTTAACACTTGCCAAACAGTTAGTGTTTGATGTTGTCAAACAACGAAAATCCGATGTTGACATCTACAAGTATGAGATGGAAGCCATGCGTCGGTCCTATATTGAGAACTACTTCAGTGGTATGGATACGCTGATCCAGTTACTCAATAAGGAGGACAGTCTGGAAGAATGGAAGAATTCCCGTTACTGCAAACTGCTTTCCTCTCTTCGGATTCAGACTGCAGAGGACTTTGATTTCCTATATTCGATTGACCTTTCTTATCTCTTTTTCTTCCGGATTATTCCACTTCAGAAAGAAGTGTTGGATGAAGGAATGACCAGTTACTTTGAACGTGTCGTTGATAATCAGGAGATGAAGGATTTACTACTGCATGCTCTTGCAAAAAGTACGATTGCTCTTGCCTTGCGTCGATTGGATATTCTTGAGTTTCCATCTACCATTCGTAATCTCTTCGATGACTCTAAAACCACTCGATCTGGAAAGGATGAACAGGAACGTATGTTGGCACTTGCTGAACAGCTAACTGGCGAAGCTCAATCACTACTCAAGAACATCGATCTTATGTTGTCTAACAACGATTCCGGTATAGTAGATACAGAAACATCATTTAATACTCCGGACGACAAAATCATAATGATGCCATGAAAGACAAAATAGAGTTTATGGTTCATGGGAATACGTATTATATTCCCAATTCCTGGGACCAACTAAATAGTTATTTATTCATTAGTCTGATCCGTGACTTTAATCGCATGGTGAAGGGAGAACTTTCACCGGCCATGGTGAGAGTAAACTACGTGTGTAATGTTATGGGGTGGAAGCCAAAGAAGATCCGGGGAGAAGAATCATTCCAGAACCTGGCTTTCCTGGCAGAACAGGTTACCTTTCCATTCGTCATTATGTATCCGGACAACGATATGGCTTTAAGCGAAATGGATCCTGAAACCAGAAAACTTTGCAAAAAGACTCCTCCGGAAAGACTAACTTGTCTCCCCATCGCACGCTATCTCTCACGCTTGGACTATAAATTTGCCTTTGATTGTTGCTTTTGCAAGCAGCTGGTTCCGGCAGTGGTTATTGATGACGATATTTATTCAGCATATTCCATCGATACCAATTTCAATGTCCTGACCTGCTCGTTAACGGCATTGCAATACATCGAGGCCCGTGCCCTGATAGGTAAGTCTGTAGACATGCTTCCACTATTAGCAGCGATCCTGTATTATCCAGGTACATACACTTCAGAAGGAGCTCACCGGTTGGCTACAGTATTCGCAAAACTTCCAGAGGACGAATTACAGGCTATTGCCTTCAATTTCCAGGCTTTCAACAACTACCTGTTTACTCAAACAGACTTTCGGTTACTGACTGCTGCTAAAGAGGGCAAATGTAGTGCTATCAGTACCGGTGCTTTGGAGTCACTGTATAATCTAAGCAATGATGGACTTGGTGACATTACAGCCATCGAGCAGATGAACGTCATCAAGTACCTGACTATCCTCCGGAAGAAGATCATTGAAACCGTTCGGAGCATGAGTGCAATGAAAATGGAAAAGATGGACATTGAGAAGGAAACAGGCTTACCACTCCATATCATTAACCAAATATTATGATACTTGATTTATTCTCTTACTTCGCAAAGTATCCCTCAAGAGAGGGCGTGCTTTCCATCTTTAACAATGGTAGTAGTTCACATGCGCAATATGCCGAATTGCAAGAAACCATTTTAGCTATGCCGGATCCGCTGATCCCTACAATTCAGTCGTATGTTTTTGGACAGTCTTTTGAGTCGGTCAAAGCCCGCATTGATAATCTGGTAGGAACTTATCTTTTTATTGATTATGGTGAGCTTTCTTCAAGGAGTGACAACAGGAACTCAATCGAAGATACCCAGAAGCTGGCAGCTACAATAGCAATGAAACTATCCGACTCCTCGGATCTCGTCGAGGAAGCCATTGCTTCAGACACTTGCCTTGAATACCTGAACATGCTGCGTGCCCATCTTCTGTTTGATGCAGAATGTGGAAAAGTATCCTGGTTAAACCGATCGAGCATAAAGAGTCTTGATATCATCCCATTTGTAGCCAAAGAGCTAAAGTCCATCGGATGGACCATGATGTTTGAAGCAGATGGTTCCGATCTGTTCAATGTCAAAGCTCGGATGTCGTCCTTTCGGTCATGATACTTCAATAGTAATTTTGTCAAAAAAGAAAAGACATGGACATTATTATTAAATCATTCCTTGAACATCTTCAGCGTATTCTGAGCACTGTTTATGGCTGGTTATCAACAGTTATCATCTTTATAGCCCATTTCTTTGCGCCTGCTTGGTATCCTTTTGCTGTAGTCGGAATTCTTATCCTTATTGATTTGGGGTGGGGGATTGCCGTATCACTGAAGAAAGGAGAGTTTGCCTATTCCGAGGCTGGAAGAGAAACGTGTAAAAAGGTAGCTATCTATGCCAGTTGCCTTTGTTCGGTTTACATGATCGAGCAGATATTTCATGCCAGTGTAGCCGTCACTTCTGTTGCTGCTGGTCTTGCCGGTGCTTGTGAAGTATGGAGCTTCTCCGCCAGTATACTTATCATCGCTCCCAATTTTCCCTTTATATCCCTGTTCCGTGCACAACTCAGAGGTGAAATGGAGAGGAAATTAGGGAGAAATATTAATGATATATTAAAGTAAAATTTTTATTAATTATGAGTAGAGGTTTACGTAATTGCAATCCTGGCAACATTCGTCATGACCGGGATAAATGGCAAGGAGAAGTTATTCCGAGCCAGGACAAGAGTTTCAAACAGTTTAGCTCTATGGCTTATGGCTATCGGGCATTAATCAAGTTACTGCAGAACTACCGTAAATTGCACAATCGGCAGACGATTGCTGAATTTATTAATCGTTGGGCACCTCCCTGCGAGAACAACACTTCCGGATACATCACTCGTGTGTGCAGCGAAATGCAAGTTCCCTCAACGTACGTTCCGGATATTAACGACAAAGCTACAATGTGTGCCTTTGCCGCAGCCATCAGCCAAGTAGAAAACGGAGTTCCCGCAGTCATGGCAGATATTGAAGCCGGATGGGATTTGTTAATGAAGTAAAAATAGTGCGGGCGTTGTACTGAGTTGTACAAATATTGTGCGCCCGCATCTTTTTATTTATCAGAAGGATAACTCTTAACCGCACAAAAGTACAATTAAATAGCGAAGCAGTTGAAGCATTGCATTCCTTCCTGTTTGCTTTCATCAAGTACATGTGCATATACCAAGGTCTCTTTAATATCTGAGTGTCCCATTATCTCCTTTAAGGTAGCTAAATCTTTAGTTCTCTTCAAGAAAATAGTTGCGAAAGTATGTCTACCAACTTTGTGAGTGATTACCTTGTCAATCTCTGCAATCTTTGCAATTTCTTTCAAATGTATATTCATAGCCTGATCAGATGGCATTTGCTCAAATACAGGTCCTTTCTTTCTTATACCAACAATATTACGTAGCAGTGATTTGAGTGGCTCTGAAATGGGTACTTGGATTGGAACAGGCTTACTATTCTTCAGTTTCATTCTAAAATATATAAAATGATCTTCGGCAAACTGCTCTAACTGCAAACGTCTGGCATCACCGACATGTAAAGAGCTAAAGCACATGAACAAGAAAAATTCCAATGTTTTATGATATTTATATTCAAGACTTCCTGAATGATATAAACTGACGAGATTATGTAATTCATCTTCGGATAAGTAAACACAAGCTGACGTCGTTCTCTTTATACTCCAGTCCTCAAAAGGGTTTTCATCCATATATCCCGCTTTATATGCAGCTCTGACGTATTTTTTCAAAGTCGACATATTTTTATAAGCCGTATTATCATTATTCCCAAGTTCTTTTCTGAGATAGCAAAAATAATCATCTAACCAATCTTTCGTAATATCATCAAAACTGAGATTCACATTATATTCTTTCAGCTTATTTATGACGGAAAGATGTGTGGCTAATGTTGTCATTTCCATCCTTGAGGATATCTTCTTTTGATGGTCTACAATAAATTCATAGAAAGTATTGTAGTCAGACGGGCGATGATAAGCCTTCAAAAAGGAACTACGAGTCAACTTTTTATCCCTTAACCTATATTTCACTAAAACATTATTAATTCTTGAAAGAACATTTTCTATAATCAGATTCTTATCATTACACAATTTATCTCCGGGAGCAACACATTTCTTTTTATCATTCCAATGTTTTTCTTCAACTGTTACTTTAGTAGAGAAGTTTACTTTTTCTCGATTTATATAAAAAGAAACCCATACCACTCCTGTAGTTAAGTTCTGATTATGTTTTCTTAGGTATACTTTAATCGTTATCATGGGCTACAATCGTATCGTTTTTAATGTCCGGGCTACGTCCGGACTACACTTGCACAATTTTTCAATAAAATAAGAGGGTAGTTAAGTTACTGATAGACAATAAACAACAAAAGCTCCGACCATTTCTGATCGGAGCTTTTTGGGCTGTTTGAGGTTCCTGGCGGATTCGAACCGCCGTACACGGTTTTGCAGACCGCTGACTAAGCCACTCATCCAAGGAACCTTATTTCCTCGTTTGCGGTTGCAAAGGTAATACTAATTTTCAAATCACCAAACTATCCGCAGCAATTTTTCTTAGAATGGCTTTTGGTTTCTTTGCACTCCTGCTGCTTTTTGTCAAGCTGACGCTTTAATTCACAGCCTCTTGCACAGTTTGCACAAGGATTCTCATTATTTTTCGTGCGACGAAAAAAATTATAAATTCCATACACAATGCGAATCACACAAAGAACTAATAATACAGCAACAACGCATTCCTGCCAGTTCAAAGTCATAAAAATAATCCTCCTATCTGATAAACAGCAAAAGTTAACACCCATGCTAACACAGTAGTATATCCGGCTGTGAAAAATGCCCATTTCCAACTTCCAGACTCTTGCTTAATAGCTGCAAATGTAGCAATACATGGGAAATATATCAGTACAAATAACATATAGCAGAAAGCTACAAATGGCGTAATAGGGATTCGTTCGCCCAAAGTGGTATCATCCACATTAGCATCATTTGTATAAAGTACACCAAGTGTACTAACAACCAACTCCTTTGCACCAACTCCGGAAATCAGTCCAATACCTAATTTCCAATCAAAACCCATAGGTTCGATAACAGGTTCAATGGCTTTTCCAATCCGCCCGATATAAGAATTTTCCTGTTGTTCGGCTACGGTTTCATAGGCATCGTGATTGGGATAATATCCCAGGAACCAGATAACAACGGATGCAATCATAATAATTCCTCCCATTTTACGAAGATATTGTTCGCCTTTATCCCAGGTATGCCGGAAAATAGATTTCATAGTTGGCATACGATACGGCGGTAATTCCATCACAAACGGAGTATCATCTCCTTTAACCAGAAACTTACTGAACAGACGTGCCAATAACACTGCCAACAATATACCAATACAGTAGATAGAAAACAATACCAGCCCCGCATTGTTCGGAAAGAATGCACCTACCAACAAGAGATAAATAGGGAGACGAGCGCTACATGACATCAATGGGTTAACAAGCATGGTAACAAGACGGCTCTTCCGGTTCTCAATGGTACGAGAAGCCATAATAGCAGGCACATTACACCCGAATCCCATAATCAGAGGAATAAACGATTTACCATGAAGTCCCATCTTATGCATTATCTTATCCATAATAAAAGCTGCACGAGCCATATATCCGGAATCTTCCATCAGAGAGATAAAGAAATAGAGAATAAGAATATTAGGCAGGAAAACAATAACTCCTCCTACTCCACCTACAATACCATCGACCAACATGTCTTTCAACGGACCTTCGGACATGTTATTATTTATAAGATTTCCTAATGCCTCTACCAACCACTCAATCCCCATCATCGGATACTCTCCAAGTACAAACGTACCCTCAAACATGATATACATGAAAAGGAAAAAGATTGGATACCCCCATATACGATGAGTCACAATAGAATCAAGCACTTTCGTCATCTGTGCTTTTTCCTGATGGTTGTCTGTGAAGGTTTCTTTCAGTGCACCACTGATAAAACCATACTTGGCATCGGTTATAGCAGATTCACTATCCTCATTCAATGCAGTCATCACACGTTTCGCCGCTTTTTCGCGTATACGGATAATCTCTTCTGCATTGGGCAAGGTTCGGATAATCCGTTCAACATCCGGATCATTCTCTAAAAGTTTGATTGCAAGAAAACGGGTAGAATATTTAGACCGGATGGCTTCATTTTTTGAAATCTCCTCTTTTACCGCATCAATGGCCTTTTCCAGATCGGGCCCATGATTGATATGTATATGG